CAATAAGAGCAATCGCTCTTTGCAAGAGCCAAGCTCCTTAAAAGGGTCTTTCAGTCAAGCCCGGCCCAGCCGGGACTGCTCCTGCGGAGCCTTTTCACGGCGAAGCCGCCATCGCCAGAGGCGATACGCACGGCTTGCCGTGCTAATTCTCAACCTTTCGGTTAAGCGAGGGCAGAGAAAGCTCGCTTTCTTTGCCGAGCGTGAGAAAGGTCGAACGAAGTTCAATTCTCAATTATCAATTGGAATATGGCATTAACATCATCACAGAAGAAAGACTGGGCTAAGATGCTCTTCCTTAAAGAGAACCTCACGCAGAAGGAGATAGCCGACCGAGTGGGCGTCTCACGCGTTACCATGTCTAAATGGTGCCGCGACGGAAAATGGGAGGAGCAGAAAGCTGGAATCACGCTCACAAGAGAAGAGCAGATAAGCAACCTCTACCGACAAGTGGCAGAGATAAACCGACAGATTCTCGCAAAGCCCGAGGGAGAGCGCTTCGCATCGGCGGCCGAGGCTGATATATTGGCTAAACTCTCAGCCGCAATCAGAAAAATGGAAAGCGAGACGGGGATAGCCGACGTGATATCTGTAATGACGAAATTCATCAACTACCTTCGTCCGCTCGACCTCGACAAGGCGAAAGAAACAGCGCAGCTGGCCGACGGATTCATTAAATCAATCTTATAAACCACAATTCGGCACTGACATTAATGCCGGAACGGCATATAATTCTCAATTCTCAATTCTCAATTCTCAATTTGAATATGAAATACAGAGACAAGGCGGCATTTGAGGCTTGGCAACGGCTCATAGACGACATACAGCGAAGCACACCGGTCGATACATCGCTCACACCACAGCAGCGGGAGCAGCACCGACGCAAGCTGGAGGCCAACCCCGTGGAGTGGATAAAGTTCTTTTATCCCTCCTACGCCAAATATCCCTTCGCACCATTCCAAGTCAAAGCCATAAAGCGCATATTGGGTAATGATGAGTGGTTTGAGGTGCTATCCTGGAGCCGTGAGCTTGCAAAGAGCACCATCACAATGTTTATAGTCTCATACCTCGCACTCACCGGAAAAAAGAAAAATATCATACTCACATCAAATTCAAAAGACAATGCCGTCCGACTCCTCATGCCCTACCGCGCCAACTTCGAGGCTAACGGACGAATAGAGGCCTACTACGGCAAGCAGCCCACGCTGGGGCAGTGGACCGAGGATGAGTTTATAATTAAAGCCGGAGCCTCTTTCCGGGCCATAGGAGCCGGCCAGTCGCCCCGTGGATCCAGAAATGAGGCAATCAGACCCGACGTGCTCCTCGTCGATGATTTCGACACCGACGACGACACAAAAAACCCCGACATCATACAGAAGCGATGGGAATGGTGGGAACAGGCTCTCTATCCCACGCGCTCCGTATCTGAGCCCACTCTGATTATCTTCTGCGGAAACATCATCGCAAAAGACTGCTGCGTGGTGCGCGCCGGGGCAATAGCCGACCATTGGGATATAATAAACATCAGGGATAAGAATGGCAAAAGCACGTGGCCCGAGAAAAACACCGAAGAGCATATCGACCGAACACTCGCCAAAATATCCAAGCTCTCCCAGCAGCACGAGTATTTCAACAATCCAATCTCCGAGGGAGAAATATTCAAAGATATAGTCTATGGCAAGGTGCCACCGCTCAAGCAGTTCAAATTCCTCGTAATCTATGGCGACCCCGCACCCGGCGAAAGCAAGGGCAAAAAAGGCAAGAGCTTTAAAGCCGTCATGCTCCTCGGCAAGAAAGACGGCAGGCTCTATGTTATCAAGGCACGCCTCGCACAGGCACTCAATGCCGAATTCATAGAATGGTATGCCGAACTCCTCGAGGCTGTCGGCGGAAAGTCAAACGTTTACTGCTTTATGGAAAACAACAAGCTTCAGGATCCATTCTTCCAGCAAGTATTCCGCCCGCTCGTAAAGCAGCTGCGACGCAAGCGAAACATATCGCTCTTCATACAGCCCGACGAGGATAAAAAAACCGACAAAGCCACGCGCATAGAGGCAAACCTTGAGCCTCTCAACCGAAACGGACTGCTCATTCTCAACGAGCAGGAGCGCGACAATCCACACATGAAGGAATTAGAAGAGCAGTTTAAGCTCTTTACAATCACATTAAAATACCCTGCCGACGGACCCGACGCAGTGGAGGGTGGAAACAGGAAAATCGACCAGCTCCTCAGGCGAAACGACAAGCCCATTACAGAACCCGCCACGCAGAGAGCAAGGACAAATAAATTCAGAATATAAAGCCATTTGAATATGTATTTAAAGGGAAGTTTCACCGACATATACGGCAACACTATCACCGTTGAGATACTCACCGGTAAAGACAGCGAAGAGACGATAGAAATCGGCTCTTCCGACAACGCCGACGTCTTTTTCGCCGCCGACCCCGTCGAAATCAACTCCGAACTCAACGACTCTTTCGATGTCCTACTGCCTCACTCCGCCACAATCAGCCTGCTCTCTAAGAAATATCTTCCCCAACTCTTCTCAGCCTCCGTATGGGATGCCGTCGTCAATATACGCCGAGGCGATGAGCTGCTCTTTGCCGGATATATAGAGCCCCAAGCCTACGAGCAGGACTTCAACTCCCTCTACGATGAAATCTCACTCTCCTGCATCGACCTCCTTTCCGCACTCCAGTATTCAAACTACGCACACATAGGCGAGGCAGGAATACTCTACGACGTGGTGAAAGCCGAAGCCGACACACGCACGTGGCTCTCACTGCTCAACGAAATAATCTACGAGCAAGCCGTTGGACTCGACATCCATGCGCTCCTCGGCGGAGAGGCAACAAGCCCCAGAATACTCTACGACCTCTCAAAATCACTGCCCGCAGGCCTCCCCGCCGACCTCTTCTTCAAAGTCTCCATCGCAGAGCTGCTTTTTTTGGACGACGACGAGGATGGAGTATGGACTATGGAAGAAACCCTCATAGCCCTTCTTAAATACTTCAACCTACACATACTGCAGCAGGGTATGGACTTTTATATCTTCGACTGGCAGACAATCCGCCAGAAGAGCGCACTCCAAAGCAACGGCACCGACGGACAGAAAATCACCCACTGGATAGACCTCATCACCAACGACACAACCCAGACCCAAAGCGCAACGCTCACCCTCACTGCCGACATAGTGGAAGGCACCGACGGCTCCATCACAGTGCCCGAGACTTTCAATCAGCTGCTCCTCACGTGCTCCGTCGAGAGCATCGAGGACCTTATAGAATCACCTTTAGACGATGATATGCTCACATCGCCTTTCTCAAACAAGCAGAAGTATATGATAGAGTATTCAGCAGAGGGCAACGGCGTGAGCGCAATCGACTGTTTCCGCGCACTCCTCCTCGACGACCCCACCGGATACGACGCTGCCACCACCACTCACCACTTCATACAGATATATCAGCATCCCTCCTGGAGATTCCCCATCGACGGCAGCGCAACTGACGACTGGTACTCAAAATATGCCAACGGCAGCGCAAACCAGCACGCCATGCTCCAGGCACTAAAAAGAAAATAGGAGCAGCTATAATAAAATTCGGCAGCTACGAGAAAACTTCCGACGTCTCCGACAATTCACTCGTCTCAAAAGTCGATATGACCACAAGCCTCGTCGTATCAATCAACGGCGACGGAACCGACACCGAAGACAATGCCGACAAATGGGCCGACAAAATTAAAGCAGCTTGCCCCATAGCAGAATACACCGGAAACATCAGCGGCGGAACACTCACACCAACCGACAGCGGCACAACCAACTATATAGTAATCTCCGGAAAAATAAAGCTACTGCCGCGCATAAAAACATCCGGACGAAAAGGCAACTGGGATAACAACCCGCTCGGCGACTCCTATCAGGAAATGCTCCAGTATAAAGATGAGCTGTGCGAGGATGGACTTTACTGGCATCAAACGGTCAGCGGAGAAAATGAATACGGACGATACTACTGCCAGAGATACCTACAAGCAGACACACCAAAGAGCGAGCCCAACGACACCAACACGCCCGGAATATCGCCCGACATCGACAAAGCAGAGGAAATGCTACAGTTTAATTACTCAGCAATAGGCGACGAGACCGACACAATATCAAAAATCGCAGTACTACAGTGCATGCTCGTCATAGGCGACAAATGCGCCGTCGAGACAGGAACTACCGGCGCGGTATCGGATATAGTCTGGAAAACATACAAAACACCAGAGCAATGCGCTTCCGATGATGAATACTATCAGCAGTCCTTTACCATTGGATTCGACCCAAAGATAGGCGACTGTCTCATAGGAACCGACTTCGACATACAAAACAACATCTCATATCAATTAGGATTAGACGCAGAGGGAACAGCCATACCCATCAGCAAAGCCGACAAAATATCCGGAAAGGTCCTCTTTAAAATTCTCGGACCGGTAAACTCCGTCTTCGATGAGATCACACGCCGCCACCCCTCATTCTGGCGACACACGCAATGGAACACCACATCCCGACTCATTATGGCTAACGTATCAGCCATCTTCCTCTCCGACTTCGAGATAACAATACACTCCGACAACGGACTGGTCAACAACACAGGCGACGCCGACCTCGTATATATGAGCAACACAACAGAGACTTTCTACAACAAAAAAGACGACCTCGAATTCGAAATCTCATCCGGACTCACCACTGCCGAGTGCCAGGAGCTCGACGTAACGCAGAGCATAAAGCTCTCCACGCCACTCATGGGCGACAATGAGGCAGTAATCAAAATCACCGACCATACACACACTGCCACAGCCACTGCAAAGGCAGAGCAGCTGTATGTCAACCAATACTACGAGGAATACCACAAACCGCTGCTCATACTCAAAACCGGACTGCAAGACCGCGACAGCCTCGCACGATACGGAAACCTCTATTACCACCCGGCACTCTCTAAAACATTCTATACACAAGGCATCAGCCGAAGCCTTAGATACGCCGAGGCAACCCTTCAACTCAAAGAAATATGATCGACGTTAAAATTATAAAGAAAGCCAAAACAGAAGGCAGCAGCACCAAAATATACACTTCTGCCAACTCCTACACCGGAGGCACAGCAAAAGAGGCCGCTCACGCAAGCAAGGCCGACACAGCTCTCTATGCGCAAGAGGCTGCCTACGCCGAGAAAGCCGACAAGGCACAACACGCACAAAGCAGCTACACCCTCGACGACGACACACCGGTGAAAGACTGGTTTCTCTCCAAAATTAACGACGACACGGCAGCAGGCATCATAACTTTCCTCAAGGCTATAAAATTCGGAAGCCCAGACAGCAACTACTACATCAGCCCCGACGGCATTGCCAACCTCGCTAAGATGATTGCCAACAAAGTGATATCAGATGAGATAGTCAACGGCAACTACCAGACGACGAATTTCGCCGAGGGTATAATCATGGGAAAGGGAGCGAAAATCGACAACCAGGGCGACGCCGAGATGAGAAGCCTCATTCTACGAGAATTCCTCGAGGTGCCAGAACTGAGATACAACAGAATAGAGATACAGATAGGCAACTACTGGAGAGCACCAGGAGGAGGAATAATAGAGAACGTGAAACCAGACACCGACGACGACGGCAACGAGCTGACCACAGGCATCATCACACTACACCTCGAAGACGGAGAGATTGGAACCATTGCACAAGACGACATCTGCATGGGAATATTCCACGACGGAATGACAACCAGCAACAACTCAGCCGTTGACTACGACGATGGTATAGGCAACTTTAAATTCTCAGGCTTCTTCACATCATATTTCCGCGTAACTGAGATATTGAACGACAACGAAGAGCAGACGAAAGAAAAAAACATTACCAACAAGCGATTCAGATATGCACTCAGGCCCACTTCCGACACTTGGCGACACCAAATGCAACCATGCCAGGCAATGCACTTCGTCGCATACGGCAATTTCAGCAACACAGAACGACAGACATCACGATACAGCACAAGAACATACGAAAGATACCTTACTGGAGTAAACAACTGGGAATTCGGCGAAAGCAACATAGCAGCGCAGTTTGGAGACCTCTCTAACCTCACGGTGCAAGGCACACCCATGAGCGGATATTCTGCATATCTCACCAACATTTATATGAGCGGAACCATTGAGCAGCTCGACAGTCTGCCATATCGGCTGGAGATAGACAACGAGGGCGACAATTTCCTGGCGTGGGGAGAAAGCTGCCATATAAAATGCAAGCTCTATAAAGGATTCAACGACGAGACCGACACAGTGACCAAATGGACCATAACACGCGACACAGCCGACGCTCCCAGCGACGCAGTCTGGAACCAAGGAGACAAAGCTCTCAATTTCAACGGAAGCATCGACATCGAATTCTCATCCACATCCAACGACCTCGGCTCAAACACTCGCGTAATATCAACAGTTTTCACCATAACAGCCTACACTGCCAATAACACAGCGGCAGCACAGGCAAGCATAACAATATAATATTATGGAAATAACCAGAGTAAGAGTAAGAAAAGATTTCGCACCGCTCTCCGCCAGTTGCCAGATAGTGGTCAAAACGCCTGCGTCGCCAACCCGACAGGCATACCAGAGCGTAGCAGCAACCTACGAGCCCGACAGAAAAATCACGCCCTGCGTAATTCTGCCACAGATAACGCTCACAGCCGACGACGGCTCCTTAAACTCGCCCTACGGAAACGACAAGCTATCCACCGACAGCCAATCCTTTATGTGGTATGAGGGCGACACGCCACTGAGCGACATCCCCGAATGGGAGGGGCTCTACAACATTCGAACCGACGGCTCTATGAGAGGAGCAATAGAGATAAAGAGAAACTTTATGCCACAAGAAACGGCAGAAATACATTTCGAGGGAGTCATAGCCGATGAAAGAACAGGCGACAACATCAAAATAATTTCGCCATCAGTTACTCTCTCGTGCGTGGCAGCAGTGGCTGAAGACTATGCCATTGCAATAGGGCAGGAGACGGCAATAGAATACGACCCACTCATCGACCCACTCGCACTCTATCTCTACAGAGTATCTATAGGAGAAATAGAATATTCCGACGACGACTATAACCAGGCTGCCAACGACACCAAGGCTTTTCTGCTCCACATTCCACTCACATTCTATAAGGGAAACAAAGCCATTACCGACCCCAAGGAAGAGGGAAACGGCATGTTCTATCTTGCCTCAGGTCCTCGCTTCACCAGCGACTACGAAGACAGCGCCGACACCGTGGATAAGGAAGACTACGACAGCGAATTCGTATCGCTCTCCTGGCAGGAGATAGTCATAGACATGCGATGCGTGGAGAGCGGAGACTACTATATAGAGCTCGGAGTATATAACGACGATGGCGAAGAGATAACTCTCTGCCAGAAATGCTTCTCAATAAGCCGACGATACCCTAAATTCAGGCTGAGGCTCAACAACCAGTGCGACATTCCCCCCACTGCCACGCAGAGATACGACAAGGTATTGGCCGACAACGAGGGGCAGATAATCACACACCCAGAGCTGCCCATAAAAATAAAATGGTTTACCGACACCCAATATGCCACCGAAGTGGAGCACAACGAAGGAAGCCACACGCTCTTTCAGCTCGAAAAAACTAAGATAGGAAGCACTCACGCCGACGACTGGATAGACACCTATGTGAAGGCAGAGCAGAAACCGGCACACTTCAGGGCTCTCGGCGATTCAGAAATCGCAACATTGGAAGATGAAAACGGATACCCGCTCATATTTAATTAATCGATAATGAAAAAAGGAAGATAGAAGATGAAATATGTAATAGCAAATATAAACGCGGCTCAAAAGGCCGGCATAAACCCCATGGGGCATCAGTACAGCCCACAGCAGGGGCTGCTGCTCAACGAGAAAGAGGTGGAGGCCAAGGAAACACTCAACGGCTCACTCCAAGAGCGGGCACAGCAGATGCAGGGCAGAGTCATAAGTCAGAATGAGGCATTCACAATGCTTTCTAATTATGTTTTCAACACATTATAATATAATTAAAACACTATGAGTTATTCAGCACAAGGATCAATCACAATTAAGAGGCTACGAAGCGGAGAGACGCTCAACTTAGTTCTGCAGGGAAACGGCATCGCGCTCTTCCAAGGAGTTGACACAAGCACAGGAGAGGTAACACCCGACTTTACACAATCCACCAACCAGCCAACGCTCACACCAGTCATATCGCTCGTCAAAACATCTTCATCCGCCACACTCTCAGCACACAAGTGGTATTACAACGGAGAGCTACTCGTCTTCGACTCCTCTACAGGCATCAACACCACAACAGAGGCATGGAACGCATGCTTTAAACTCGACCCGGCAACAGGCTCCATTACCATCATCGCAAATCTCGCATCACCCACCAACTATGCCAACGACACCCTCACATACAGCGGAGTGGCAACAGTAAACGGCACCGAGTATCAGGTCGCAGCATCCAAGGAGATACAAATCTGCTCCTTAGGAGCATCGGCCTACAACGCATACCTCACCGCCAACACCGAGATTATAGGAGAGGGAGACGCTTACCCCGACACAGCCACCATCACACCGCATCTCCTCGCAGGAACAGCAGAAACAACGCCCACACAGGTGAAATGGTATAAAACAAACCTCTCATCAGCAGTATGGGCCACAACCACAGGAAAAAACAACAAAAGCATCAGCCGAACCGACGTCGACGGATACACACTCTTCATAGCAGTGTTCTATGTCAACGGCACAGCTGTGGCACAAGCAGGAATTCACATTCGCGACATCAGCGACGAATATGTCATAGACTATGTCATTACAAGCGACAACAAAACAGTCGATACAGGAAAAAGCGTCGTCGTAAAGGGAATCATAAGAAACCTCACTAAACAAGAGCATATCGCAGATCCCGACGGAGCAACTTGGGAAACAGCCGTCATAAGGCCCTCCGACTGGAACACACTGCGAACCGTCGCTGCCAACACTGTTACAATTACAACCAGCGACACCGACACAACTCTATCCAACGGCGCAGCATCCGTCGAAGACGTCGAAGTATCAGGATCCGTCAGCTGGTAAATATTATACATTATACATAATACTTTAAAATTATGATCGCATTAAAGAAATTCTCAACACAGCCACAGGGCGTCATAGTGAAACGTCAGGGCGGAAAAACATTCATTATGTTCGACTTCCAAAAGGAAGAGGCACAACAAGACAGCAACAGCGAAGAGGCTTCAGCAGAAACCGGCTCCGCAGATAATGCTTCGGCAGACACAAGCCAGAGCAGCAATTTTTATTATTATCGACGAGTCGTATTGACAAGCATCTGCCCTTACAAGGCAGAGGTCATAGCTGCAATTATCAACGACAGATACAACGACGACGAGCAGAAGGCAATAATCGCCAACTTCACACTCGCACAAGACACCGACAGCGGCATCAGCGACACCAAACGGCTGGAATACCGACAAGAATACTACGATTTTCAGAATTGGCGCACACACGCCAAGGAGATAGCCGCACAGGCACTGGCGGCAACGCAACAATAACACTTAAACAACCACAAACATGGAAAAGAAAAATTTAGCACTCGCCGACAACGTGGCAGCTGTATTGCAAGACGACTACGTGCTTATATCCACAGCCCAAGGAAAACTGCGACGACTCTCGGTAGAGAATTTCATAGCATCCATAAACTCCGGAAACGAGCAGCTGCTCAGGCAGGTGGCATGGGGAGTGGAGGTAAACACCAACGACGGCACAAGCAACACAACACTGCTCGGAAACTCAACAATGCTGAATCAATACATCAACAGCTGCGGACGATATTTAGTTACCAACGACGGAAAGGCGGCAAAACTCGCCACACACGACTCTACCCTCTATGCCGACGGAACTACACTCGATGAGACAAAAGGACACATAATGGTATATATGCCACAACTCTACTGCCTCGTGCGAAAAAACTCCGCCACAAAGCATACAGAGGCATGGTTCTCGCAAATGCCTCTCGGAGGAAAAATACTGCCAGCCACATGCGTGGCAGCATACAAAGGAGCCACCGTCAGCGCTAAGCTCGTCAGCCGCACACAACTCAAACCTACAACCGGAAAAGACATCACCCAATACTGGCAGCTCGCACAGGCCAACGGCACCAACTGGGGTATAATGAACTTCCACGCCTGGACTAAGCTGGCATTTCTCTTCAATGCCTATTACAAATCGCGAAACTCGCAGAAAAAAATCGGCTACGGAGTGTGCGGCTCCAAGGAATGCACAGAGTCGGTCAAAAACCTGACCACAGGAGCCACAGCAGCACTCGGCGACCAATCCGGAAAAGTTGCCATCACACGAACCAACGGCGCCGACTGCAGCCGCATTTCACTCTTCGGAGTGGAAGACATCTACGGATGGCTCTGGGAAT